AAGGAATGATACTGTATTTGCCAATATTTATATTATTGGCAGGCTATCACAGGGTAAAAAGGGATGGCAGCACTTTGTAACAAAACTTGCAGCTTTGATAGAAGAATATGAAGTAGTTAAGTTGAGATATTTGGGTTTTCCTAAGAATTGGGAAGATATACTTAGAGATTTAGGTTAAGCTCTGAAGCATTTGCTTTCAGGGCTTTTTCTATGCCTATTTTTAGAGGTGGAAGAAAAATGGATAAATGTAAAGATTGTATTTGGGGAACTTGGTATGTCTCTAACAAGGCGTACTGCATGTTCCCCTTTTGTATTAAGGAAGATAAAAAGGTGATTAAAGATGCCAAGAAAACCAAAGAAACCCTGCGGTCATCCAGGATGTCCTGAATTAACTGAGGGAAGGTATTGTGAAAAACACCAAAGGGAAATTGATAGGGAATACAATCGCAAACACAGACCTTACCAAAGACTTTATAATACCAGCCACTGGCAGAGGCTAAGGAAACAAGTTTTATCCAAACAGCCTCTTTGTGTAATATGCCTTAAGGATAAAAGGATTACTCCAGCAACGGTAGTGGATCATATTAAACCTCACAAAGGTGACGAAAGTTTATTCTTTAATATAGGTAACCTACAACCCCTCTGCAAGCCCTGCCATGACAGGAAGACTGCTAAAGAAGATGGTAGATGGAAGAGGAAAGTTTATACCTACTGATATCAGTTTTGTTTTAAATGATACCTAGGGGGTAGGGGCGGTCTAATTTTCTAAAACGAGGCCCAACCAGAGCGGCGGCGGGCCCTCACGCAAGAATTCGCAAAATTCAAGAGGGGGGTATAAGCAGTGAATCTCTTAGTTTTACGGCATTTTGACTTTCAAAGGAGGGAGTCATTTTGGACATTCAAAAAATACCGCTGGAAAAGTTAAATCCAGCTAAATATAATCCCCGGAAGGATTTAAAGCCGGGAGATTCAGAATATGAAAAGCTTAAAAAATCCATAGAAACCTTTGGCTATGTAGAGCCTATCGTTTGGAATAAAAGAACGGGAAATATTGTAGGAGGTCACCAAAGGTTAAAAATATTACAGCACCAGGGCCACAGGGAAATTGAGTGTGTAGTAGTGGACCTAGATGAAACAGACGAAAAGGCTTTAAATGTAGCCCTAAACAAAGTCAGCGGTGAATGGGATTTACCAAAACTTGCAGATTTAATCAGCGAATTAGATGATGGAATATTTGATATTAGCATAACTGGCTTTGATGCTGCGGAAATAGAACATTTATTCAGTCAAGTTCATGACAAAGATATTAAAGAAGATGATTTTGATGTAGATGGGGCCTTAAAAGAGCCGGTTATCAGTAAACCAGGAGACCTTTGGCTATTAGGCCGCCACCGATTATTATGTGGTGACAGCACCAAGGCAGAAACTTATGAAAGATTGATGGATGGTAAAAAGGCAAATCTAGTAGTAACAGACCCGCCTTATAATGTGAATTTCACCGCTGGGAGAGAAAATGAACGTCTTATTAAAAACGATAACCAAAAGGATGAGGAATTTTATCAGTTTCTACTAGCAGCTTTTAAAAATATTTATCATGCCCTTGCTGATGGCGGGGCTTTATATGTTTTCCACGCTGATACTGAAGGGCTTAACTTTAGATATGCGGTAAAAGAGGTGGGCTTTCATCTTTCGGGGGTTTGCATATGGGTTAAGGATTCTTTGGTGCTGGGAAGAAGCGATTATCAGTGGCAACACGAGCCTATAATCTATGGTTGGAAACCTACTGGTAGACACAGATGGTATGGAGACCGAAAGCAAACAACGGTATGGGAATTTGACCGGCCTAAAAAATCAGAAGAACATCCAACAATGAAACCAGTAGCCCTATGTGCCTATCCCATACAAAATAGCAGTGCTCCAAATGGCATTGTCCTTGAACCTTTTTCCGGAAGCTTTTCAACAGGCATTGCCTGTGAACAAACAGATCGCATTTGCTATGCTATTGAGCTTGATGAAAAATACGTGGATGTAGGGGTAAAAAGATATGTTAAATATGTAGGCTCTAGCGATGATGTGTTTCTAGTAAGAGATGGAAAGAAAATTCCCTATAAGGATTGCTTTTAAATTTGCACTTTACGGCCTGCACTCCATTTCAAATGCAATCTTTTAAGTGCAAAATAATGAATATAATTCTTGACTTATCTGTGGTTATAAGTGATGTATAGACATACCAAAAACCACAGGAGGGATTGAAAATGACTAGAAAAGAACTGGTACACAAACTGGCAGAGCATCTAGAGGCTGCACCTGTTTATTTAGCAGCACCAAGCTTTGCTTATCAAGTAGGAGGCTACACAGTTGACCGGCATAGCAATATTTTAGACAGCCAAGGCCAGGAGGTTAAATTTGAGGAAGTGCTTAAAAATATGGCAGAAAGGAGGCATGAGGAAATGGAGCCTATTAAAGAAACCATCGATAGGGACGAACCTATATCTTTAGAAGTAGTAATCCCTATGGAAGGTTATCAGGGAAGAAGCCTTAGAAACTTTATGCACATAATTTACAGCAAGCAGCCTTTAATAAAAAAGGCACTAGGCTTTAAAGAAGATTTAGTCAGCAAGGAAGTTATAAAAGCCTTAGATGTAAAACCCATGGTGACCTTGGAACATTTTCAAAGGGCCTTAGAAGGGGTAACCTGCCCTGGAATTGGCTTTGATTTTGAAAAGGAGACCATTACCTTTAAGCTAGGGCCAAATGGAGATGACCCAGATAAAGTAAAAGCAGCTACCCAGCTTTTTGGACTGGCAAACTTAAGTGCTAGAAGGCTTAAAAGAAATGTAGCGGCTAAGGTTATACCAACTGATAATGAAAAATACACCTTTAGAACCTGGCTAGTAAGGCTGGGGATGATTGGTGATGAATATAAAACTGCGAGAAATGTTTTACTAAAAAATCTTTCTGGCAACTCTGCTTTTAGGACACAGGCCAAGGAGGGAGCTTAAATGACTAAGCCAAAATGCAAACTTATCGGCGAAGATGGCAATATTTTTAATCTAATGGGGATTGCCAGCAAAACCTTAAAAAGAGCCGGCCTTGAAAAGGAGGCAGATGAAATGGTAGATAAAATAACGAGTTCTAAAAGTTATCACGAAGCCTTGGCAATAATAATGAATTATGTGGAAGTAGAGTAAGAGGAGGTCTAAAGATGGATAAGTTTTTTACCCAAAAAAATTGTGATAGATGTGGTAAGGATTTAAGTAAAGGTAGAATAATGTCCATGTTTAATGAAGACTGTATCTGCATGGATTGTAAAGAAAAAGAAAGGCAAGATCCAGAATATAAAAAGGCAGTAGAAGCTGAACATGAAGCAGTAAAAAGGGGAGATTATAATTTCCCTGGGATTAGAAAATAACCCTTGCTATTACCTCCCTTATAAGTGATGTATAGACATACCAAACTTATGGGGAGGTGAAAGGGATGACAGGTAGGCAACTAAAAATTATGATGGAAGGCTTGATTGCCACTGCAGTAGAAAAAATCTGTGTTCTAGGATGGGAAGATGCTAAAGAAGATGTAGAAAAGCTAGTGGATCTAGTAAAAGAGCTAGAGATGTTCTGGGATTCTGATGGTAGCTTAACTGAAATAGACTGGCTAGCAGAAATACTTATGGCAATAGAAAACGCCGGTGGGAAAGTATAGTAAAAAGCAGGAAATGGAACTAAAGGCCTTCGGGCCTTTTTTCAATTGGAGGTGAAAAGCTATGGCGACACGGGGAAGAAAACCCAAACCGACTGCACTTAAAGTTTTGGAAGGTAACCCCGGCAAAAGGCCGCTAAACGATAAAGAACCCCAGCCAGAAAAGAAGGCACCCCGCTGCCCGTCATGGCTGGAGCCGGAAGCAAAGAAGGAATGGAAGCGGATGGCCAAGACTTTAGAGGCTATCGGGGTTTTAACTCAAGTGGATAAAGCCGCCTTTGCCGGTTATTGCCAAGCCTATGCCAGATGGAAGGAAGCAGAGGAATTTTTATCTAAACACGGCACCATCTTTAAGACTCCTTCAGGCTATATCCAACAAGTGCCTCAGGTGTCCATTGCTCAGACTTATCTCAAGGTGATGAAGGATTTTTGCTCTGAATTTGGTCTTACCCCTGCTGCCCGAACTAGAATCAGGGTGGACACTACAGAAACCCCAACGGATGATCCAATGGAGGAACTTTTAAGGGTGAGCAAATAATGCTCTTTGACCATGAAAAAGCAGAGCGGGTAGTGACCTTCATCAATAATTTGAAACACACCAAGGGGGTATGGCGAGGTGTGCCTTTTGATTTACTACCTTGGCAGGATAAAATTGTTCGGGATATATTTGGTACTGTTAAAGAAGATGGCTACCGGCAATATAATACTGCCTATGTAGAAATTCCAAAGAAAAATGGGAAGAGTGAACTAGCTGCTGCCATTGCTCTATACCTTACCTGTGGCGATGGGGAATGGGGTGCAGAAGTTTATGGCTGTGCAGCTGATAGGCAGCAGGCTTCTATAGTATTTGATGTAGCAGTGGATATGGTAGATCAGTGCCCAGCCTTAAAGAAAAGAATAAAACCGGTACTATCCCAAAAGCGACTAGTCTATATGCCGACGGCTAGCTTTTATCAGGTGCTGTCAGCAGAAGCTTATACTAAACATGGCCTTAATGTGCATGGGGTGGTATTTGACGAGCTCCATGCGCAACCTAATAGGCAGCTTCTGTCTCTTATACACATCTCCGAGCCCACG